TTTTATTTAAAGACAAAAGGAAAGAAAAGGGGATATGTAGAAAGACAAGAAATTACCGGTGCAGATGGAATGCCAACTAATTTTCAGATTGAAATAATAAAGAATAGTGAAGATAAAGACTAATGTAGTTTTTGAGCATCTATTAGAAACAGATAAAAAAATATCAATAGAGCAGGGTGGAACTAGGTCAGGTAAGACTTATAACATCCTGTTGTATATTATATTTCACTACTCACTAAAAAATACTAAAAAGACAATAACGATATGTAGGAAAACATTCCCATCAGTAAGGGCATCTGTAATGAGGGATTTTTTTGACATATTAAAAATACATAATTGCTATTCGGAAGATAATCACAATAAATCAAATCACGAATATAGATTAAACGGAAACCTAATTGAATTTATTTCTTTAGATCAACCACAAAAAGTAAGGGGTAGGAAAAGAAATTTACTATTCATAAATGAAGCCAATGAGTTAGACTATGAGGATTGGCAACAATTAATATTTAGGACAGACGAAAAAATAATTCTTGACTTTAATCCATCAGATGAATACCATTGGATTTATGACAAGGTAATACCTAGAGAAGATGCCGATTTTAACATTACTACTTATTTGGATAATAGTTTCCTTAGCGATAGCATTAAGGAAGAAATTGAAAGACTAAAACATACAGACGAGCAGTATTGGCAGATATATGGGTTAGGTATTAAGGGAGCAAGTAAATCAACTATATTTAGATACGTTGAGGTAAATGATATTCCTGAAGATGCTGACTTTATTAGCTATGGAGCAGATGCAGGATATACAAACGATCCAACAACTTTAGTAAGTGTATTTAGAAAAGACTACAACCTCTACATTAAAGAACATCTTTACAGAACACAGATGACTACTTTAGATATTCATAATCATTGGAAGCAGGAGAATATCGGCAGGGAAACAATTTACTTCGATAGTGCCGAGCCAAGATTGATTGAAGAACTGCGTAGGATGGGTTGGAATGTAAGACCAAGTTTAAAAGGTGCTGATAGTGTAAATGCAGGGATAGATCTATTAAAACGATTTAAGATACATATTCTAAAGGATAGTCATAATGCAATCCAAGAATTTAGAAACTACAAATGGCAAGAAGATAGGAGTGGTAAAATGATTAATAAACCTATTGATAAGCATAACCATATAATCGATGCCTGTCGCTATGCCACTTATTCTGTAATTAGCAAACCAAATTTCGGAAGATATACCATTAACTAAAAAAAGTTATTAAACATTTTGTAGATAACTATATTTGTCGTAACTTTGAATATCGGCAACGAAGTCGAGGTAAACACAAAGAAAATGGCAAAAGTACAAATTTACGCACAGATACAAGAAAATTACGGATGGCATAACGATCAATTCCATTGGAAAAACAAAGGACAACAAATCTTTGAGATTGATGCTAGTACTGATGGATTACTATATGCAGATAAAGACATATTAGATAAATCGTTTCAAGAATTATTAGATGTTGAATCCGATAATATGTTTAGATATATTTACATAAATCACGAAATTATATTTTTAGAACCTATAAAAATTAACACAAATATTTTTGAGATCTACGAAAAATTGTCGAACTTAGATAAATAATTAACAGAGTAACAAAGAACAGAACAGATGAAAAAATTACAGACATTAGTATTGATTTTAGCACCAAGCTATTTTATAGGTAGATTATTAATCGGATTAATATTTAACGTATGACACCAAAAGAAAAAGCAAAAGAATTAGTAAAAGAATATTCTTGGAATTCTGATAAAAGCGATGCTAAACAATGTGCATTAATTTGTGTAGATGAGATAATTGAATCGATTAGACACATAATTGGAGAAAAATTAAGGGTTGAATATTACCTTGAAGTTAAACAAGAAATAATAAAACTATAATTATGATTACAGATAAGCAATATATGAAAATTGGAATAACATTAATCAAATTAGCAGTAGTATGTTTTTTAGTAGGTATTTTTGTATGGTGGTTAATTTTTAAATTATAAGATATGGAATGGTACGATTGTTTAAATCCACACGAACAGAAAGAATACGAATGTTCAGAATGTGGTAAGCCATTAGAAAAAGATGATGGCTATTGTTCAGGAACTTGTTTTGAAGCGAGTATGTTATAAGATATTCTTTGTGCAGTAGTTACGAATGTAGCTTTGTATAGGTAGTCAGAAATGGCTACCTTTTTTTTATTACCTTTATTCAAATAAAAAATTAAATTAAATACGTTATACAGATATGAAATTAAAATTAACAATACCTAGTGATCTATCAGAAATATCATTAAAGCAATATAATAAGTTTCTTAAAATACAAGAAAACAATGAAGATTCTTATTTCTTACAATGTAAAATGATTGAAATATTTTGCAATCTAGATCTAGAAAGTGTAAGACTTTTAAAACTAACTGATGCAGATAGGATTGTAAATATTTTAAATAAGATGTTCGAGAGCAAACCTCAACTTATAAGAACATTTAAATTATCAGGTGTTGAATATGGCATAATACCAAATCTAGATGAAATATCTTTAGGTGAATATGTTGATCTAGATACTTATATGGGGGATTGGGAAAATATGCATATTGCTATGAATGTGCTTTATAGACCAATAAAAGAAAAAATAGGTGATAAGTACCTTATTAAAGAATATGATGTAGATGCAAAAGATAATATAGAAGAAATCCCTATGGATGTCGTTTTCGGTGCTATTTTTTTTTTGTACAATTTAGGGATAGACTTATCAAAGGTTATGATGGATTGTTTGGAGGATCATCAGATGGAAGGTTGGATGGATCAGCAAACTTCTCTAGAAAATATGGATGGTATCAAAGCATCTTCTCTGCGCTCGCTCAAAACGATGTTAGACGACTTGAAGATATCACTAAATTAAACGTACATAAATGCTTGTATGCTTTAGAATATATGAAAGAAAAATCAGAACTAGAAGCTAACCAAATAAAAAAGAATTTTAAATGAGCAATCAGGGTATAAGGGGTTTTTATAAATTAACGGAAACAATTAAAACGAATCTATTAGCAGACATAAATGTTAATACGGTTACTACAGGGGATATTACAGATATCAATCTAGGGAAGCAGGATATGTTCCCATTATCTCATATTATAGTTAATAATGTAGTTGTTAATGAACAAACCTTAGATTTTAATATTAGTATTTTAGCCTGTGATATTGTCAATCAATCAAAGCTAGAAACAACAGATATATTTACAGGTAACAATGACGTTCAGAATATATTAAACACTCAACTAGCAGTCTTAAATAAGTTAATACAGAAGCTAAGAATGGGTAACCTGCATACCGATATGTATCAGTTAGATGGTAGCCCAAGTTTAGATCCTTTTTATGATAGATTTGAAAATCAATTAGCAGGATGGACTGCAACAATGAATATTAAGATTTATAATGATATTTATATTTGCTAATGGAGTTTAATCAAGTAAATAAAGAATTAAAAAAGTTTGGTGATTATATTATTCAACAATCTAGGAGTAATTTAACTAAAGGGGGTAAAAATTATACCAATGAGTTATACAATTCTTTAGGTTATAATATAGAAGAATCAGGTGATGGGTTTATTATCGATTTTTTTATGGAAGATTATGGTGCTTTTCAAGATAGAGGGGTTAAGGGTGTAAAAAGTAATTATTTACAAAATAAGAATACACCATTTTCTTATAAGCCAAGCAGTAATTTAAAAGGACTTGAATACAAAACAAAGATATTTTCTAAGTGGGCAAGATACAGGAAGCTACAACCTAGAGATAAAAAAGGAAGATTTGGAACGTATGAATCAATGGGGTATATCTTAGCCAATAGCATAAAGAACAAAGGTATAAAGGCTACTATGTTTTTTAGTAAACCATTTGAAAGGGCATTAGAAAGATTACCAATAGAATTAGTAAACTCGTTTACTTTAGATGTTGAAAATTCAATATTATTAGCACAAAAAAATTAAACAATGGCAGATATAGCATTAAGAAGTCCACAATTTAAACATAAAGAAATTCCTGCAACAGGGGTATTATCTAGTGTTTGTACTTTAACAATAGATGGGACTTTAAGATATACTTTAATAAAAAATGTAGCACCATCAACCTCAGTAAATTTTGAAATATCAGAACTCGCAAGGGATTATTTAGAAATACAATATGATAGTAGTTACGAAACACAGAGCGTTTCTATCGTTACAACTATAACTAATTATTCAGGATTAAATGGTACAGGTACAATCGTAGGTACTGCTACAACTTATACAGATAGAGGCTTTGAATCTTATGGGACATTCGATGAGGGTGCTAATCCGTTGTTTATAGGGAATAGATCTAAACCAACAATATTAATAGCTTCTAATAATTATACAACCCCTGCATCTTTTACAATATTTTCTCCAATAGGAGAAGGTGGTGAAATACCATATGTTGAAAGCGATAGCAGTTTGACTACAGATACTTTTGGTGGAAGCAGTACAGGTGAAACAATCGATGGGATTAATATTGAAATTAAAAGAATTGATTGCACAAAGTATGGAGTAGGAAGAAAAATAATATTTATTAATAAGTATGGTGCTCAGCAAGATTTATGGTTTTTCTTAAAAGAAGTAAAATCGATAGCTAGAACAAACGAAAGTTTTAAATCTAATACTATAACCTACCCTAGCGATGCAAATGCTACTTACTCAATAAGTGATGCCCCAAATAAGATATTTAACACACAAGCAAAACAATCATTTGTTTTAAGTTCAGGGTACTATCCTGAGTTTGCAAACGAATACTTTGAACAATTACTATTATCGGAATATGTTTGGATGGAAAGACCAAGCAAAACAAATCCTAGTTCTAATGAGATAATACCAGTGAATGTTAAAACCTCAACAATGACTTTTAAAACCTCTGTTAATGATAAATTAATAGAATATAATATAAACTTTGAAGAAGCATTTGATTACATAAACAATATAAGATAGATGCAAAAACTACAATTATACATTGAGGGACAGAGGGTAGATTTATTTAAGGATGAATCAGTTTCGCTTACACAAACTTTACAGAATGTTAAGGATATCGGAAAGATATTTACTGAATTTACTAAAACATTT